CTACACCGCCATGAACAATGGCGCCGTGATCCGGCGCTTGTATCGCATGGGCGTGTTCGCCGTGATCAACAAGCGTGAAAAGACCGACGAACTGATCAACGCCTGCCTGGCGACCCAAAGCAGCAAGCAGCTGTATTTCCCGGTCTCGCTGCGTGGCGAGCTGGAGATGAGCTGGGCCCAGGGTGAAGGTTTCGGACTGGTGCGCGAGCTGACCCAGAGCGAACTGGAAGTGGTGCGCCTGTTCGTGGAAGGGCAGACCTTCGCCACCATTCTGCCGTCGGCGTGGCCGCTGGCCTCACCGGTGCGCGTGGTCTCATCGTTGGAGTCCAGGCGGTCTGTGATCGAAGTCGGCCGCATGTTGGCCAGGGTGAACCGCTCGAACTTCTTTCCTTCCTCCTTAGCCAGTTCCTCGCAGTAGACCATCAGGCGTGTCCAGATCGTATTCCAGCCGCTGCGGGTGTATGGCTGGCCTTCGGCATTCCCGAATAGGTAGATGCTTGCGGTGCGCTGCAGCGTCTTTGCCTCATCAATCACGGCACGCAGCTCGGGAGACCACTCGATCAGCTTGTGTTTCTGGGCCTGTCCTGCCTTGCGTTTGCCAACGGCGATGCGCAGCCCTTCCGGCGACTCGCTCTGCCGCGTCAGCATGCGCATCTCGGTAGGCCGGCTGACGGTCAGGTAGGCGGCCATGACGCACAGCGCGCAGACCAGATAACTGCCGCCCCGGCGTCTGGCTTCGGCCATGACAAACTCCACATGGGCCCACTCCACGAACTTGGTGCTGGGCCGCGTCTTGTTGTAGCGGATGTCGCGGCATGGGTTCACTTCCAGCTGGCCCAGGCGGCGTCCGTATTCCAGGATCGCCGACAGCAGTGCGATTTCCTTGTTGGCCTTGGCCGGAGCCCGCTGCGCGGCACGCGCGGCCAGGTAGCCATAGACATCCTTGGGGCGAATGTCCTGCGGCGCCATCAGGCCGAAAACCTTTTCCAGGTTCTTCTTCTCGCGCTTGTTCTCGATCAGCGTTCCTTCTGCCTTCCGGTCCTCGCTGTCGCGCGGCATCTTGTCCTGCCAGCGGAAATAGGCGGTGATGAGCGCGCCTACAGTGCCGGGCGCGGCCGCATGCCCATTCAAGATTTCGGCCCGGCCAATGGCATCCTTGCGCACGGCGGCCACCTCGGCGGCATTGTTGGCGCGCGCGGTGAGGCTGAACGCCAGCTTGCCGCCGGGCAGCTTGTAGAAGTAGCGGACCTTGAACTTCCCTTTGGTCACATAGAGGCGGAACGGCAGGCCGTCCGGAGTCTTGCGGCGGCCGATCATGCCAGCAGCGCCGCGAAGTTCGGCTCGACGCGTTGCTCGGCCTGCGTCACATCCACAGAAGCGCCAGCAAGGCGCGCATCGTGGTAGGCGCGGGAAACAAGCGGAAAACCTACTCGATTGCATTCGTATGGCCAGCCATTTCTGTCCAGCCAGCGGCGCATGCATGCTTTGCTGCCAGGCAGGCAGCCGACCAATGTGGCCAGCTCATGCGCACCCAGGTAGTTATTTGTCATCATCATCTCCCGGATTTCTTTTCCTCTCACGCGCATTTCTGCTCTCGTCTCGTCGGGGGCGCTTGCTCATGGCATGTTCCTCCCGATTTCGGCTGCTGCTCGGACGATGGCGCGGCGCGTGGCGGCCTCGTAGTCGTCGGCCTGCACGTACTCAACGTGCAGCGGGTCGGCGTCATCTTCCCGCCAGACCTCTACAAAGCCCGGCGTGCTGATGCCTTCAGCTTGGCTGGCCGAGAAAATACACACATGGAAGCGGCGCCGCACCGCCAGCCGCAGCGCATCGCCATGGTCCTGCAAAGGATTCCATGGGCGCCACAGTCCGCCTGGATGTTCCACAAGCCATTCATCTGGGATACCCCAACCAGATCCGCCTGACCCAGCGTGAGCCCGGTGACGCTTTCTACGTCAGCCGCGACCTGGTGAACCCGCCGGCCGGCACCAACGGCATTTTCGTCTACAACGGCACCACCAATCTGCCACAGATGATGACGCTGGGGACTGGCCTGCAATTCAGCGGCAACAGCATCGTTTCGGCGCCTGCCTACAGCCTGCCGGCTGCCAAAACCGTGGCCATGGATACCGCATTCCAGTGCGCCGACACCTCCAAGGGCTGCATCATCAGCGTCACCGTGGGCTCCACTGCATCGCTCTCGCTGTCCGGCGGCACCGCCAACACGGCAGACATGGTGATTGGCACCACTTCCGGCATTGGCAGCACTGGCGGCACCACCTGGGCGCGCTACCGCAGCACCCTGACCGGCACGCTGGTGGCCGGCCTCGCGGTGAACACCGATGGCAACCAGACTTTCGAATTCAAGCTCCCCGCCGGCGCGTATGGCGCTGTGCGCACCACCGGTGGCAGCCCCGCCATCGTCCTGGCCACCGAGCAGACCACGAACTGACATGGACCGCGCTGGCCTCTTGGACTTCGTGTTCCAGGAAGTGAGCAAGCGCTTCCCGATTGCGAAAGCGCAGTTTATTGCTGGCATGCAGCGGTTCGAAATTTGCCCGATTGAGGTTGGCGGGAAGGTTGTCGGCGCAGTCATGAAGTGCGGGCCAGAGATACACATCGAGGTTTCTGACGCTGGGCGCCGGCGCTGGGCATCCAAAGGGTTCATCAGAGGGCAGATTGCCCCCTTGATCGCGAAATATGGGTTTGCTGAAACCGTAGTCCCTGAAGGCAACGAAGCAGGCCTGAATTTCTGCAAGCGCCTGGGGTTTGAAGAGAGCAGCAATTCCGGCGGACTGATTAAATTGATTTGCAAGGAAATACCATGAACCGTTACCGCGCTGAATTTGCAGAACACCCAATCGGAGACCCTTTCGGCGGCCCAGCCGCAGGAAAGCGGGAAGACATCACGGGCGGCCTGTTGACTGCCGGCGCGAGTATCGTCGGCGGCCTTCTCTCGAATGACGCATCGAACAATGCCGCGGGCGCGCAACTCGAGGGCGTGAATTCCGCCAATGCGCTATCCGACCGGCAATATCAGCAGACCCGTTCCGACTATTCCCCCTACCTGCGCACGGGGACTGCCGCCAATGACATCCTGGCGCACTATCTGGGCATCCAGACGCAAGACAACGCCAATCCGTTCAACAGCGCCGAGGCCAACAGCGAAGTAACCCGCCTGATGGGCTTGAACGGTGGCGACCGCAATGCAGCGATCAACCAGGTTGCGGCTGGCTGGGGCTTGACGCCAAATCAGACCGGTGCCAACACGGCCGGCTTCGGCTCGCTGCTCAAGTCCTTCGACGCCAACGACCTGAGCAGCGATCCGATCTATCAGGCCACCTATGGGACGGCATTGCGCACCGGCACGCAGCAGTTGAACCGCCTGGCCGCCGCCAACGGTACGCTGAACTCTGGCGCGCAGGCCAAAGCGCTGGCGCGGTTTGGCGCGGACACGCAGAGCACCTATGCCAACGATGCCTACAACCGCTACAACACCAACCAGGGCAACCAGTACAACCGCCTGGCCGGGCTTTCTGGCGCCGGCCAGCAGGCAGTTGGCGCTGTGTCTGCTGCCGGCCAGCAAAACGCCGCTACCGTCGGCAATAACCTGATCGGTGCTGGCAACGCTCGTGCAGCGAGCTCCGTAGCTGGCGGAAATGCCCTGTCCGGCGCGCTGAACTCGATCCCGAACTACTACAACACGCAGAACATTTTGAGCCGGCTTGGTGGTGGCCCGCAGAGTTCTGGTTCGCCGACTATCTATGGGAACAACGATTTGAGCCAATCCCTGAGTGGATTCCTGATGAATGGCTTGAAGTAAGGAAAGATCATGCCAGTCGATACCAACATCCTCCTCCAAGCCGGCCGCCCCACGGTGCAGCTTGACGATCCGCTGAACCGGCTGGCGCAGCTCGGCCAGCTCCAGGGCTTCCAGAACCAGAACGCGCTGGCGCAACTGCAGTTGAAACAGGTCCAGCAGCAGGATCAGGACCGCACGGCTCTAGCCGGCGCTTATCAGGGCGCAGTAGACCCTGTCACGGGGAAGGTTGACTATGCCAAGGTGACCGGAAACCTGGCCGGCGCTGGCGCTGGCGCGGCCATTCCTGGCGTGCAGAAGAGCGCCGCAGAGGCTTCCAAGGCCCAGCGCGAGGCGGAGGCAGCGCAGTTCGACCTGGCACACAAGAGGACCACGGCGCTGCTCAATATCGTCGGCTCAGCCACCGATCAGGCCTCCTATGACTTGGCCAAGCAGAACGCTGCGGCCATGGGCCTGGATGTCTCTACCGCACCCGCACAGTATGATCCCGCCTATGTCAAGGCCTTCGGCCAGCAGGTTCTGACCCAGCAGCAGCGCATTGAGAACTTGGCCAAGGATCGCGGCCTGAACATCCAACAGCAGCAGGCCGACGAGCAGGCCCGCAACAACCGCGCCAACAACGCAATTGCGCAGGGCCAGCTCGGTGTGGCGCAGGCTGGTCTTGGATTGCGTCGTCAGGAACTGGAGGCCGGCAAGGTTCCAGCAGGATATCGGCGCACCGCCGATGGCAACCTGGAGGCGATCCCCGGCGGCCCGGCTGAGAAGGACAAAGCCCCCACCGAATTCCAAGGCAAGAATGCCGTCTTCGGCTCGCGCGCGGAAGCCGCAGACAAGATCTTGACCGATCTGACCGGCGATTACAGCGTCGGCGGCGTGAACCTGAAATCGAGTTCGAAGGGTGCGCTTGGCACGGCCATGAACTACGCTCTGTCGCCCAACTCGCAGAAGGCTGAGCAGGCGCAGCGCGATTTCATCAACGCGGTGCTGCGTCAGGAGTCCGGTGCGGCGATTGCCGAATCTGAGTTTGATAATGCGCGGAAACAGTATTTCCCGCAGCCTGGCGATTCGCAGGCCGTCATTGCGCAGAAGGCAGCCAACCGTAAGCTGGTGGTGCAGGGCTTCAAGGACAATTCCGGGCCACTGGCCAAGAAGTCATTCAGCCAGAGCGCGCCAGCGGCAACGTCTGCTGTCCCAGCCGACATCAACGACTTGCTGAAAAAGTACGGTGGCTGACATGGCGGACCGCGACCAACTCTATACAGCACTGCGCAATGCCGATGCGGCCGGCGACGTGGAAGGCGCGCGCAAGCTGGCGGCATACATCAAGTCGATGCCGGCCGATGCCGCGCCGGCCAAGCCAGAAACGACCATTGGCCAGGACATTGCCGCCGGCGCAAAAAATGCTGCCGCAGGCTTTGGCCGTGGTCTCAAGGATGTGGTGGATACCGGCGCGCAACTGCTTTCCAGCGGCTTCGATAAGCTCGCCGGCACGAATGAAGGCGACCGAGTGCGGCAGATGAACCAAGCCGGCCAAGACGAATTCAAGCGCGATTATGGCGACAGCACGGCAGCCAGCATCGGGCGCGTGGGTGGCAACATTGCAGCGACACTGCCCATCGGCCCCGCATTGGGCGCCGTGGTGCGTACCGTTGCGCCTGCTGCTGCGCCGCTGGCGAATGCCCTGGCCACGAGCGGGATGCGCGCTGGTGCCACTCCCGGCGTGGGTAACATGCTGCTCCGCATGGCTGGCGGCGCTGGCACTGGCGCTGTTTCGGCCGGGCTGGTGAATCCTGAAGATACAGGCACTGGCGCCGTGGTCGGCGCGCTGCTGCCGCCGGCATTGGCTGGCGCCGGGAAGGTCGGCGCCAAGATCGGCCAGGTTATCGCCGGGCCCGGTGTCAGCAACGAGACTCGCGCGGCTGTGTCGGCTGCACGCGATGCCGGCTATGTCATCCCACCATCGCAAGCCAATCCCACGCTGCTGAACAATGCTGTCGAGGGGTTTGCGGGCAAGGTATCAACTGCGCAGAAGGCCAGCGTGCGCAATCAGACGGTGACCAATGACCTGGTGAAGCGCGATCTGGGTCTGGCCGCAGATCAGCCTATTACCGTTGATGCCCTGAAGGCCATCCGCCAAGATGCCGGGCAAGCTTATGACGCCGTTGCAGGGGCGGGAACGATCACGCCTACGCAGGCCTATGGCGATGCCCTGGACAAGATCGTTGCCCCATTCCAAAAGGCCTCGCAAGGTTTCCCGAATGCCAAGCCAAGCCCGATCATTTCCGAGATCGAGTCTCTGCGCAGCCCGCAGTTTGATGCTGATTCTGCGCTGGCGAAAATCAAGGAGCTGCGCGGCATGGCTGATTCTGCCTATGCCAAGGGCGACAAGGACATGGGCAAGGCGCTCAAGGCTGGCGCAGGCGCCCTGGAAGATGCCATCGACACGCACCTGCAATCCATCGGCGCCCCGGCCGACCTCATCAACAATTTCCGCAATGCACGTCAGACCATCGCAAAAACATATTCGGTGGAAAGCGCGCTCAATGCGGAATCAGGGAATGTGAGTGCGGCCAAGCTGGCCGCGCAGCTCAAGAAGGGGCGCCCGCTGTCGGGCGAAACCCGTGATGCGGCCGAATTCGCCTCCCGGTTCCCCAAGGCTGCGCAGAACGTGGAGAACATCGGCAGCACTCCGGGTGTTTCCCCGTTGGATTATTTCGGGGCGGGAACGGCGAGTATCACGACTGGCAATCCGCTTGCGATGCTGGGTGTTGTCGCCCGTCCGCTGGCACGTAGTGCAGCGCTGTCAGGCCCGATCCAGAACCGACTGGCACAGGCTCAGCAAGCGCCAGGATTCGTCAATCGACTGGCTTCTTCGCCTGAGTTGCAGCAGCTTCTCTATCGCGCCGCACCTCTTCAAGTGAACGGCCGGTGACGGCGGAAAAGATCAAATTGCCAAAGAAGGCAAGCAGCACCAAGACGATGAACTTGCAAATCATGTAACCGGTGAAGTCCATTATGGGCGCCTGAGAGAAGAAATTGAGTAGCCAAATCATACCCCTTTTCGGCCTTGGAAATAGCAGCCGCTCGCCGTTTGTGAGCGCGCAGCGGCGCATCAACGTGCTTTCCGAGGTCTCGGCCACGCCCGACAAGGGGGCGCTGTCCCTGTATTCCATGCCGGGCCTGACGCTTTTCAGCGACCTGGGCGATACGCCTGTGCGGGGCATGATCGAGTACCAAGATTTCATGTACGTGGTGCACCGTGGCACCTTCTACGAGATCAACAACGCCGGGGTAGCGACCCCGCGCGGCTCCATCGGCACGACCACCGGGCGCGTGCAGTTGTCCCAGAATGGGCTGCAGATCGGGCTCGCTGACGGCGCGGCCGGCTACATGTACACGCTCGACCGCCGCGCGCGCACCATCCAGACGCTGACCAGCGTTGGCGCCCTGGCCACGATGGTGACGAACGAGGCACATGGCCGCAAAACTGGCGAGACAATCATCATTGCAGGCGCTACGCCAGCTGCCTATAACGGCACGTTCACCGTGACCGTGGTGGACGATGTCACGATGACCTTCACGCTACTGTCTTCGCCAGGCACTCCGGCATCGCCAGCAGGAGCCTACACCGTGGATTCCTCTTTCACCCGCGTGACATCGGAGCTGTTCGTCAACCCGTTTGACATCACCTGGGGACGTCACTACTTCATCTGGGGCTTCAACGACAGCGGGCAGTTCCAACTTTCCGCGATTGATGATGGCACGCAGGCTGATGGCTTGGACTTCGGTGAGGCTGAATCGGAGCCCGACCGGCTGGTCCGGGTGATGTTCGACCATGGCGAGCTTGTGCTGCCCGGCACGAACACCACGGAATATTGGGGATCGAGCACCGGCGACCTGGCCTTCTCGCCGCAGCCCGGCAGCACTGCGCAGTTCGGTGTGGCCGCGCCGTGGTCAATGGTCAAGTTCAACGACTCAATCGCCGCGCTGATGCGCAACGAGCTGGGCCAGGTTCAGGTGATGTTCTTGCAAAACCATGTCTGGGCGCCGCTCAACGGCACGGACATGAATTTCACCAACGAGATCAACACCTATGCCAACGTGGACGATGCGACGGGCCTGGCGTACAACCTGGGCGGCCATCCGATCTACCAAATCAACTTCCCGACCGCCGGCAAGAGCTGGCGCTATGACGCTGCCACCGGTGATTGGTCTGAGCTGCAGTCAGGGCTGAAGGGTGGCCGGCACCGTGGCGAGATCGCTGTCAACTACCTGAACAAGATCCGCATCAGCGACTTTGAGAACGGGAAAATCTACACGCTGGATCCGGAGGCAGTGACCGACAACGGCATGCAGCGGCCCTGGGAAATCACCAGCCGCCACCTGTTCCAGAACCTGAACGACTTCCGCACCGGCGCGATCTTCCTCGATTTTGAGGTCGGCGTCGGCCTGGTCAGCGGCCAGGGCCAAGACCCGCAGGTCATGCTGCAGGTCTCGCGCGACAACGGAAAGACCTGGGGCAATGAGCTGTGGCGCTCGCTGGGCAAGGTGGGCGAGTACCGGCGCCGGATTGTCTTCCGACGTCTTGGCCATGGCCGTGACTTCGTTTTCCGCCTGCGCGTGACCGATCCTGTCAACGTGACGCTGGCCGCAGCGGGGGTACTTGCAGATGCCTGATATCAGCCAGCCACGGAACCAGGAAGCGCTGGATATGCGCAACGGGAAGCCGTATTTCTCGACCGGTCAGCAGCAATGGAACAAAGAGGTGTCGGAGGCGCTGAACGCCATCTTGCCGGGCGTGTCGTCTGCCAACAAGGCCAGTTTCTCCATGAACTTCGGCAGCATCCCGCTGCAGAGCGCGGTGAACCAGACGACAGCGGCGGCCGGCGCCAAACCGGGCGACATCGTTGCGTTGCACCCGTCATCCTATGTGGCAGGCGTCATCTTCACCGGCGTGGTGGGCAGCAGCGGAAATGTCACCGTCTACGCGCACAACTACACCAGCGACACCGTCACACCTGGCACTGTTCAATTCACCGCCATTTTTCTACGATAAGGGGGCGCCATGCCAGCCGTAAAACTCAGCCCGATCTTCAACAGCCAAATCATTGACGGCACCGGCGCGCCGCTGGTTGGCGGCCAGATTGCCACGTATGAGGCCGGCTCTACCAATCCGCTGGCAACTTACACCACCAGCGCGGGGGATGTCGCGCAGACCAATCCGGTCATTATCAACACGCTCGGGTTTGTCGAGCTGGGCCAACTTTGGCTCCAAGCAGGGAAATCCTACAAGCTGGTGCTGATGGATGCCAATGGCGTCGTGCTGAAGACCGAAGACAACGTTTCTGGCGTCAACGATACGACCACTTCGACCGATGAATGGACTGACTCCGGCTTGGCACCATCCTACCTGACCGCTTCCAGCTTCTCCTTCAACGGTGACCAGACCAGCACCTTCCACATCGGCCGCCGGGTGAAGTTCCAGGTGACCGCTGGCGCGGTTTATGGCCGCATTACCAACTCGGTATTCGCGGCCGGCGTCACCACCGTGACCATGCAGATGGACGGCGCGCAGGCGCTGGACTCTGGCCTTTCGATTGCCAAGCCTTCCATCCTGCGCGCAAACATCTTGTCTCTGCCCGAGCGGATTGCGACCGCCACAGGCACCGATACCTACTCGGCAAAGGTCGGCATTTTGCGCCTGGTCATCGGGGATCAATACAAGATCAAGTTCCCGAACGTCAACCTGACCAACGCTGCGACCCTGAACCTGGATTCCACCGGGGATCTGGCGATCATGACAACGGCAGGCGTGGCTGTTCCGCCAGGCGCGATCAACGGTGAGCATGAGCTGCGCTACAACGGCTCCAATTTCACGCTGCTCAATCCAGCGCCTCGCATCATGCTGCGCGCCCGCCACTGCGTGAATTTCGGCCCGACCACCAACAACCCAGCGCAGCCGGACCTGATCCCGAAGAGCCAGATCGGCCGCACGCTGGCGCAGGGCGTGATTGTGAACCCGACGAATGCCAACGTGCTGTACTCGCTGGCCAATGGGTTCAACAGCGACGGCAGCCCCCTCGACATCAATTTCATCTCCACGCAGAGCTTCAACGTGACGGGGCTGACGGGCCGCACTGGCGCCGGGGCGAACTTCACCGGTTCGATCAGCGGGAACACCCTGACCGTCAGCGCAGTAGCCAGCGGTACCCTGGCAATCGGGCAAAGCGTGCATGGCCCTGGCGTGATGCCGAATACCTCGATTACGGCGCTGGGGACCGGAACCGGCGGCACCGGCACCTATACGTTGAATCGGAACCAGAATGTCAGCTCGAACACGATGGCGTCCAACTGTGTGACCAACACCATCTACATGGATGTGGGCGCCAAGACTGCGGGCTTTGTCGCTGCCGTGGATGCTGACCAGAACGGCGGCACCATTCCGGTAACCAACAACCAGATCACCTTCGACCATCAGGCCATGGTCAATTACATCGGGAACGGCACCACGGCATCGCAGAGCAACCGCCTTCCGATTGCGGTCGTTGACTGCGACAACGGAAAGATCATTGATATCCGGGTTCGCGCCTATGCAGGCAAGGCCATCAACCTCTGGACGACCGGTCTCCCAGCGGCTGGCGTGGCATGCAATTTTGTGCATGAGATGGGAACAGCGAATCTCCGCGTGAAGCTGGTTCTGCAGGCGCTGTCAGGGGATATCAACTATCTTCCTGGCATGTATTTGGACGATGTGGCGCAGCAGAATAGCGCCCCCGTCAATTACTGGCGTGAGCGCGGCGTCTCGGGCTTCATCGTCAACAGCACCGGTGGATTTACTGCTGCGAACCTGATCGGCGGCGGACAAAACAACTTGACGGCCGGCAGTTGGCAGTGGCGGCTGGAGGTTACTCGCGGCTCCGAGTGGGGTGCCTGATGGCCGATGAACAAGAAATGATCGTGCGCATGACCAGGATGGAAACCATGATGGACGGTTTCCGGGAAGGCCAGGCCGACATCAAGGACATGCTTCGCCGGTTCCTGGCCACACAGGAGATCGTCACGCAGCATGGCGAGGCCATCAAGGCGCTGCTCGACAGTGACCAACGCATGGTGCTGCGCATGGACTCGCACTCTCAGTGGCAGGCCCAGCACGAAGAATTGACAGGCCGGACACTGGAAAAGATCGACCTGAAATTCGATGCCAAGATTGACGATGTATGGAAGAGCCAGCGCGCCGGCTTCGCGGAGATTGCGACGTTCCAGAACCGGCTGCGCGGTGGCATGGTGGTGACCTATGCGCTGCTGGGCATCATCGGCACCGTTTGCATGGCTGGCGGCAGCTGGCTCATCAACACCGTGAACAAGGCCGAGCAGATCAACCTGGTGCAGGCTCAGGAGCTTTCCGAGCTGCGCCGCATGGTGACCAAGGAGGGAAAGTGAACTTTGACCAGGCATTTGACGCGCTGATCGGCCATGAGGGCGGTTACAGCAACAACCCGGCCGATCCCGGCGGTGAAACCATGTGGGGCGTGACGCTGACCGTGGCGCGCGCCAGCGGCTACACCGGCACGATGAAGGATCTACCGCGCGACACGGCCAAGACCATCTACCGCGCGCAGTATTGGGACGCCGTGCGCGCCGACCAACTGCCCGACCAGGTGCGCTTTGACATCTTCGACGCCGCGGTTAATTCCGGCGTGAAGCAGGCCGTGAAGTGGCTGCAGCGCGTGGTGGGCGTGAGCGAAGATGGAATCATCGGCCCGGCCACGCTGGGTGCGGCTTCTGCGGTGGGCGCCGACATCGGCCGCCGATACAGCGGTGTGCGCCTGAAATTCATGACCGACCTGCCGACCTGGCCGAGCTTTGGCCGTGGCTGGGCTCGCCGGATCGCATCCAACCTGACGAGAGAGGTGGCTTGATGGACTGGAAATCACTGATCGCGACCGTGGCGCCGTGGATTGGCACTGCCTTGGGCGGACCGCTGGGCGGCATGGCCGTGACAGCTGCGGCGGATGCCCTGGGCCTTTCCGAGAAGACGGAAACCGCTCTCAAGACGGCCCTGAGCGGCGCTTCACCGGCAGACCTGCTGGCCATCAAGCAGGCCGACCAGGCTTTCCAGGCCAAGATGCAGGAGCTGGGCTTCCAGAACATTAAGGATATGGAGAGCATCGCCGCGGCGGATCGTGACAGCGCGCGCAATCGTGAGATCAAGACCGGTGACAGCGCAACGCCGCGCGTGCTGGCCGGCATCGTCACCGTGGGGTTCTTCGGGATGCTGGCGCTGCTGCTGTTCAATGGCCTGCCGCCGGCCGCCAACGAGGCCGCACTCCTGATGCTGGGCGGCCTAAACAGCGCATTCGCCCTGGTGCTGGGCTACTACTTCGGATCGACGGCAGGCAGCCTGGCGAAGTCGAAGCTGCTGGCGCAGGCTGCTCCGCCTGACCAGAAATAA